TCCTGGGCTTCACCACACTTACCTCCCTGGGCGACTTGGTTCTTCCGTTGATACGCACAGGAGACATCGGTGCGTACACTAAGTCACTTCGTAAGTTTGCTACTGATCCAGAATATCGTGACATGATCCGCAACATCGGTGCGGCAACCGAGAACGCAGTGCATCAACGTCTAACAGTTGCGCATGGTGTAGACAGTACGCAGTTTATGACTGGGTTCTTTAATTCTACATTACTTACTCCTTGGACGGACATGATGAGAGATGTAGCGGGTGCCGTTTCGTACGAACACTTGAAGGCCCAGCACAGGATCTTAAAGACCCGTCCAACATCACGAGCTGGTCGCATTGCTCGCCGCATACTTCGCGAGGAGGGGTTAGCTGAGTTCGTAGACGATCAGTCACTTGATATGGACTTGATTATGGAAAGCCGTTTCTCAGGAAACGAACACCCATTGGCTGACAAGCTGTCGTCGTCAACAATAAAACTGACTAACCAGATGATATTCACGCCTAATCCTAACGACATACCCCTCTGGGCGCAGACACCTCTTGGTGCGATTGCGTTCCAGTTGAAGTCGTACCCACTCATGATGACCCGACTGGTCAATAATGTAGCGGGTGAGGCATTCCGTGGGGATACTGTTGCGGAGCGTGGCGCGAACTTTGCCAAGGCGTTCGTAGGCGCAAGTGATAATCGACTTGGGCCGTTGGCTGCTCTGCTGGTCGCTGGCCCTGCAATGGGTGGTGTGGCTGTCGGTGCGAAAGACATTGTTCAAGGACGTGGTGGCGAGGACAACAGAGAGTTCGAGCTGAGAGAACGCAAGTTGTCTGAGACAATAACAGGAGCCTTCGAAGATAACGAAGACATGGACATGCTTATGGGCTGGTACTTTGATGGCATGGTAGCTCTGGGCGGCATGGGTCTGATTGGAGAGCTAATGTACGACATCGGATCACAGACTGATAACGGTGCGTATGGAGCGCAGCGCACTCTGGAAACCATCGGTGGCCCGACAGTCGGGCTATTCAATGACGCCCAGACAGTTCTTCAAGGCGGTCGCTCTTGGCTTGATGGTACGGATGCTAATGGAATGCGGCGTGCGGCTACTCGCGAAGTGGTCGGACGAGTTCCAGTTCTCGGCGGCGTATCTTGGGCTAAGGAAGCCATAGTCGATGGCATCGCAGGAGAACGCGGAGCGGGTGGTAGAAAGAAAACTTCTGGATATGGTGGAGGATATGGAGGAGGGTACTAACCCTCCTTACTATCCATTTCGATGGCTTCCCATCCAGTACCGACGTAGCCAGCAATATCTACCCAGCTATCCATCTTTCGTGGAGATGTCGTCATACGCGACAACTTCACGATAATCATAATCATCGCCACATGCTCAACGCGTACTCGCTCGCCATCCTTCAGAATGGATCTCAGTATGACCGTAATCATCGAGGCTATGTCTGAGAAGTTGTCGTACGGCTCGCCGTACTCCTCGTTTCGGTCTGCGTTAATTAGGCGCTTGGCTTCATCTAGCGGTAAATCTCTGGGTTTAGATGCCACGAAGATACCCCATTTTCACCATATCAATTTCTAACTCTGTCGCCTTACACTTCAGCTCGACCATGCGCTCTTTCTCGTGGCGCAACTTTGTCTTTGCCCTGTGGATGTCGTCGATATTCGTTGGGTCTAAAGCCTCAAGACGTTCGTAGATACTTTCGATCTCGGCTTCTTTTCTAATGATGCCCGTTCGGGCGTCACTAAGTTCTTTGAATTTTTCCATGAAACTTATGCCTTCTGTGTAGGTCTGAACATTTCATACTTATCACAGGCATCAAGTGCTTCTCGTCCCGTTAGTTTACATGTCCATCCACCATTTTTATTGGCGAAACTGTGCTCGCAAAATTGGCAGGCGGGGCTAACGTCTGGGATATTCCAACAGCTTTCCCTCTTGAAGCACGACTTGCAACGCCAGTCTTCGGGTGCCGCTGAGACGCGCACCGCCTGCCCATCAAGTGCAGCCTGTATCTTTACGTACATTGTGTCCCATTCTTCTTGGTCGAATGAAACGATCTCCGCGTGATATTGAGAGTTGTTTTTGTTGTACGCAACGAACAGACTACGCTCGATCCTAAACATCGCCATCATCATTTGCATCTGGCGATAGTATCTTCTGTGAGACGACTTGACCCCTGTGGTCTGGAACTTCTTGAAGTTCGCATCATTCATGGATTTGATTTCAAGAATGGCTTGACCCGATCCATCTTCGAAGTCCACCAACCCATCAGAGTGACAGGATACGTGGCCATTGAGCCACTCCCTGCGGTGCTGACGGCCAGTCATGTCGTCTTTCTCGTACACCCTCAAGTCTGCACGTTTCTTCAGATCGAATACGACCCAATCCTCGATGCGGTGCCCTGCAAAGAAGATCCGTTTTAGTTGTGGGTCTGGAGCTACGTCAGGGAACCCGCGAAGAGACAGGGACATTTGTGCGATACAATCTGTCCCTGCCATGGAGGCACCGATGTAGCATCGGGCCTCTCCACGACTTTCGTTGGCGTAACCCTCGTCGATGTCCGCAACTAGCTTCTTTGCTATGGGGTGTACTGGGTGCATTAAAACGGGATCTCGTCGTCCAAAGGTTTCGATGCGGCTGCCTGATCCTTTTCAGCGGGTGGCGCGAAGTGGTAAGAAACCTTTGCTTGGTTCTTGCCGTTGTACTCTTCGTTCTTCACGTTGATGCCAACAGTCTTTCCTTTGAAGTACGCTGGCGCTGGCGCTTCTTTGCCATCGTGACCAAGCGTCAACAGAAGTTCTTTCAACTGCTTCCTTCCAACATCAGTCGCAGCAGGAGAGCCGCCGTGATACACGTATATCCACTGACGAATAGACCCGTCCGTGTTGTCGTACGAGAGAACAAGGCGGGCAGTATTTTTCGCATCGTCTTTTTCTACAGCCGCGTCTGTAATCTTCACAACGTGGCGACCCATACCCAGTATGCGGGTTGTTTTAACTTCGACACTGGATAAGTCCATGCCTTCTAAGCCCATGAAATCACTCATTAGGTTTTTCTCCTTGGTAGTTTTTATATTCAGCATCAGTCATATAGATGCGGCTAAGTAATTCGGTAACGTCGTCAACCTCTTCGAATGGTTTAAGGCGACGGTGCGGGTCACGAACTTTGCCGTGCCACCCATTTACGTTGTCGGTGATTAAGTATCTGCGAACAGATACCTTCCCGCCTTGCTCAGATGTCTTGCGTACAAGTGGGAACACATTGTCGTATAGGGCAGGGATCAATCGCTGCACCTTCTTCTGAACCATCATAGGCCAGTAGTTTGTCACGCCGTTGTCGTCGTTCTCTTCGTTGGCTAAGGCGGTGATCAATACGTGCATCGGTAGATCGCGAACCCATTTCAATGCGAACGTAATCTTTCTTTCGTACATGCCCCACTTCTCAAAGCCGTTGCCCGAACCAGACATCTCAGCCTCGACATCAGAGAAACATTTCTGACTAAGCTCGGTCGCACTGTCGATAGCAATCCACTTGTAATCCTGCGCTCTGAAATCATCCGAGTTAATGTACTGCATCAGATCCTTGAAGGAATACTGGTCGTCCTTTGGCTTCCGATCAAATGTCGAGAAGGGTAAGTAGTCGATGGACATATCACTAATAGATGATAGCCCACTTTCGCCACTTAGTATCAGTCCCTTGCCATACCGCTTTGCGTAGTTAGCGCATTGCGTTGTCTTGCCTGATCCATGTGGCCCATAAACGAGAGACTTCGATGCGGACGCAACCGAAGTATCGTTGGTTTTTAGAGGTGTGATTTTCATGTCTGAACCTTGATTGTGGGTGAGCCGCATTCTATGGTTAGTGCTTGCTTCAGCACTTCCCTTACGTTGTCGGGAGCGGCTTCGTACTTCTTCCGATCAACGAGGAAACTTTGGTTGACGCACTCAGGAAGACCAGCAACCTCGAATGTATCTTTCAACAACTTTTTATCCCATGACCATTTCTCGGGAACCTTGATCATCAGAGTACGCCCGTCGTCCATTTCAATGGGGTATTCGCCAGCTTCTTGAGGTAGATCGCCAAGGAGTATTGCTTTAAGGTAGTCCAAAGATATTTTAACTTCTTCGCTTTTTGCCAGTAAGTTAGCGTAGGTAGCGGCATTCTCGCGCAACCTGTCTGC